CCACCTGCAAAAGCAAAAGCATTTCTAAGACTTGAATCAATTCTTGTGGCCTGAACTTGTGCCTGGTCGCCAATATTTTTGAATATGGAGTTGGCTCTTTGTGCATCTCTCTCCATTTGTGCGGTATCTAAACCAATTCCATAATATAAACTCATTTGCCAAATAGTATTTGTCTGACTTTTTCCCTGTTAGCTGGGTCATCAGCTTTTATTACGTCTTTTTTTTCTGAATTATCGGAGTTAGGGATTACACTCTGAAACAAAACAAGATTTGCATACGTCATTTCATAAAGAATATAATCCACCGTCATTTGGGGATAAGTCTTCATTACTGAGGCTATTGTCGCCCAAATACTATCGTTTAAATTTTGGTTTTTCTCAGAAGATTTACTTCGTTTAGGAAAGTTATAATGCTCAAAAAAAAACCTACCTCCATATCTTTGAGTAATTCTGCAATTGCATCAAGGATTTCTTTGGTGTCAAGCTCATTGCAAATTTCTTTTGAAAGCTTCTTTCTCTTTATCTTTCTGTGATAAGAAAGTAAACTGTTAGACTTTTTGTGTCCGACAATTAATAGAGCAAGAATCTCTGTCAAGACTCCGGCATCTTGAGCTATGGCAAGTGATTTTACAAGCGTGTCTTCCGAATTAGGGATTTCGGGTGCAGTTGATATGAGTTTCGAAACTTCAATCAATGTCGCAATGTTAGGTCTTGCAATTTCATACTCTTTTCCTCCAATAGAGATTTTCTTTGGAGATTGTAGAATTGTATCGGCTGTTTGTGATTCTATTGTTTTCATTTGATTGAATATTTTGTGTTGCGAAAGCAGGATTCGAACCTGCGACCTGTGGATTATGAGTCCACTGAGCTACCCACTGCTCTATTTCGCAATTAAGGGGCAAAATGCCCCTTTGATTATGGTGTTTTTGTATACGGTTTCAGAATTGCTCCCGATGCCGGGGTTAATCCTTCGAACGTATAACGAACAATTTTCCCGTCAGCAGTAGTATAAGTTTCTTCTACTGAAACTGAAGCTTTCTCAATTACAAAACCTTCGAGTGTATCATCCTCAGGAGTGAGTCGAACAGCATAATGATTACTCACAACTCCGTTGACATCTTCAATTGGTTTTTCGAAATTTCGAGTCACTTGCAAGTCACATACAAGAGTATATCCATTTTCTCCATTACGAACATCAACAACGCCTCCACCTTCTTTGGTCGCTTTTTTTTGCGTACCTTTTGTAGTGGTCAACTGGGTTGAATCTTCTTTTGGTACAGGGATTTCAGCCCATGTTGGTGTTACAGGCAAAGCCCCATTTACATAAGGAGCTATTTCAATTTTGGGTTTACCCCATGATATTTCTGCCATGATATTATTTATTAATAAGTTGAACGCTTAAATTTTAATCTCAGATTGACGAAATGTTGTTCAATTCCGTCCTCTTTATAAGTTTTAATGATTTTGTCAGGGTTAAATTTATACTCTCCAGATACTGAAACTGATTCTGAAAAACTTTGAAGCAGTGCCTCTATTTCATTGCACCGCAAAATATCTTTCACTTTTACTCCTTTGTTTTGTCCATTGTCAATATCGGGAACATAAACATTTATTACCACGATACCGGATTGAATCTGAGCGTCTGTGCCTGTTTGGAACGTAACAACTGCATCTTCTTTTTTTGAATCAATTGGTCTCGTTCCCTCTTTATAAATTTTCCCATTTATGTTTATGGAGCTATCTTTAAGGAGTTGAAATACTTTTGATTCAATTTGTCCTGCTGTGGCTTTCATCTTAATCTAAATCCTAACTGATTCATTAATTTTGGTACGAGCATTTCTGCCATTAATTCAGAAGATGCAATAACATCTTTTCCTTTTGCTTCTACATATTCAGCATACGAAGCTCCGGCATACACAATCAACTTAAACCCTCTTCCTAAAGTATCTATATTCGGAGGAATAGTCCCGCCAGACTTTGCCATTATCCGACCGTCTTTTGTAACTATAAACCCGATAGATCGCCTTAATTGTCCAGTTCTGTTGATATAATCACCATTCTCTTTTGCAGCAATAATGCAAGCTCTCCCGATTTGAATAAGAGTGTTTAGAATCTTTGCTTCAAGTATCAGAAGATCGTTGTTAAGCAATTTTCTAAATTCATTATTCGAGGGCTTTGTTATAGGCATTTTAAACTGTGATTCTTGTGTGTCCTGTCATGTTCAGGTACTGAATGCTTTGCACTGTGAATTCTCGCTGAGTTCCGTTGATATGAACTATGAGTCTGTCCGGGTTTAATTCTTTTCTTTGAACAAAAATTACATACGAACACTGAGTAAATTTACCATCTTCATACTTTCCTTTCTTGGAGTCCGTATTGACTTGAATTCTGCATTGAATCAATTCAGTTGGTACCTCAGTTGATTTTATGGGATTCCCGTCTTCGTCGAATCCTCCACCGCTTATTGAAAGTAATTGTATATGTCCATTTGTAGAAGTCATAAGAATCGAATTTTTGCCCCAATTACCGGATTGATACCAAGTTTTTTACACTCACTTTTATAGAATTTCTCAATATCCGATGCTTGAGCTCTCGAAATTGATAATCCACCCTCAGAAACACTTTGAGGACGTGTGAGTAAACTTGGAAGCCATGTTGTGAATTTTATTCGGACAGAATCAATGTTTGTCTCAGTAATTTCCTCATCTGAACTAAACAAGCCCATATCAACAAGGTCAACCTCACTGAAAGCTAATCCCAGTGAAGCGACCCTTTGTGATATGTACTCCTTAATTGTCATTAATCCAGATTATCCAAATCGAAAACAACAATCTTATTTGGCTCAGCGATATTCGGCATCCATTCGGCCATATACTCAGTGAAACGACCTTCGTCAGTACGTTGAGTGCTGATAAAGTGACCTCCTTGCAGTCCGGTATATACCTTGTTTGGAATTGGGTCAGTGATCTCATACGGAGTATGCCACATCATTTTACCAATTTTATCCTGACGTAAAAGAGAAATGCGGTCGTCAGCAAAGCAACTTTTAGTTGTTCCCTGTTCGTCAACTACATATTCTTCAACAATACGGATAGCAGGCAGTCCAATACCAGTCAACAACTGATTAGCCATTGCATCAGTTATTACTCCACCACCAACAGCGATTTCAGCACTACCTAAAATCATTTTGTAAGCATTCGCAAACTCAGATGATTTAGCAATTCGGTTATTGAAAGTTGTCCGGGTCATTTCCATGATTCCGAATGTTCCGACTGTTGGACGTAATTCCTGAACTGCTTTTTGCAGATAGGAAATAAGGTTCGATTTGTCAGACGCTTCCGGTGTTTTAGTGATAACCGGCAATTCGAGGTCAATCAATTCAATTCCCTGAGGATTATCGGCAAGTTTAACGCTTGCTTTACCTGTTGAACGGAGTTGTCCTACAACGTAGTCCATACGTTTGTGAGGTGCAAGTGTACATTGACGTAAATCATCAGCAAGAAAATTGATAATATCGTTCAATGCTTCTGGTTGGCCTTTACCGGCTGAATTGAATTTCGCTATAAGTTCCCTTACAATATCCAAGCGGTCATTATCCAATTGAAATCTATTTCCAAGGATAGCAACTTCACCAACTCCCGAACCTAAATTTTTACGTTCGCGGATAGGTTTGTTTGCATTTTTGTCAATAACAGAACCCATAGTAACACCAGTAACAGTGCCTAAATAAGTTTTAAACAGACGACTTGAAGTGTATTCAAAGTCGAGATAACGCTGCCAGTAAATACGGTCAGTTTCAGTTTGAATAACCCTGTCGATCATGGCTTTCAATACGACGTTATCATTGAAGATTTTGTCTAATGTAAGTATCATATCTTAATTTTTTAAAGGGTTATACAAACAAGAAGCGATGTCCCAGCGTTTCTTTGTCTTTAGCAGACACTGGAACGGTGAGTTTCGATTCAATAATTTCAAATACCTGACCGATGGCGGTAATAGTTGCTCCGGTTTCAACCTTAACACGTGCGTAATTAAGGAAATTAGCAACATTCTTTACAGAACTTGCTGAACCTGATACAGCGGCAACACCTGCGGTAGTTGTTGCAATTGTAGCAGCGAGAGTTCCGGTGCCGGCGGCAGGAGTAACAACTAAAACAGGAAGTGCACCAACCCCACCAACAAGTTGAGTGAAGATGAGTTTTCCGTTCATTGCTTTCACGGTAAACTTTCCGGCATACTGTGCTGATACGGCATCTTCGATATTTGCAGCAGCAGCTTTTGCATCCGCTCCAATTGCAAACACCTCATCACCCTCAGCAGCGGCGTACTCATAAACAACACCATCAAGAGATAATTTATCTCCAGCGGCTGGTTTAGTTACAATGGTAAGGGTGTAAACTCCTTTTACTTCAGCTACAGCATCAGCAGGGGCGTTTGTTTCAAACAAAACATCACCAGCTGCAACGGCGGCACCAAGAGAGATAGTAATCACGTCATAAGCAGCGTTATCTTTATTGATGGCTGTCACCTGTTTTGAAACAGAGCCATTGCCAAGATACATACCAACGTATGCCAATGATTCTTTTTTGATCTTCAAAGAAGTTGCTTCAGCTCCAGCCAATTCAACTACTTTCACATTCTTCACTGCAACAGCTTTGCGGGTTGCAAAGTCAATAGCCAGTGGAGCGAGAGGGGGGAGCATCGATCCTGCAACGAGTTTATCATCAACAAGATTGAAGCCACCGGTAAGGCGGTAAATTGTCGCAATGTTGCAAACTTCAGGAGTTGCACCGACAGCCGCCAAATCATACTTTATTCCAGGAGGCATAATTTTTATTTATTAGTTTGTTCGACAATTTTCTTTGTGCCGTCATTTATCATTTGGGCAATTTCGTCAGAATCTTTTTTCGGAGCTTCTCCGGCCTTTGGAGGTTCTGTGTAACTGAATCCCAGATTTACAGATTCCTGTTTGAAACTTTCAAACTGATTCACCACCATTTCAGCCAATGTGTTAACTTCGTTTTCATCCTTGAGTGTTCTGCCAAATACAGCTGTTTTTACAAAGCTTTCAGGAACTTTTTTTTCGGCAAGTATTGAGTTCAATTTTTCTGAAAGTGTTTGGCTTGTTTTCTCAGTTTTGAGCATGGTGATTTCGTTCTTCAACACGTCAATTGTACTTACCAATCCTTTCGCCCATTCAGGAGTTTCATCAAGCTTTTCGCCTGGTTTCGGCTCATTCTTTTTGCCCTCATATTCTTTTTTCAAACGTTCGGCTTCAGAAGTCGCCCGTTTGTCGCCAAATGATTGAATTGCTTTCAACGTTGCTTCCGCCCCGGTTACTGCAGCATCAATCTCAGTTTCTTCTTTTACGAATCCTGCGAGTTGCTTGGCTATCCCCTCGAGTGTTTCGTTGCTCAGCCCCAAGTTGGAGTATTTGGTTCTGATAGCTGCTAAGATTTTTTCGTACATACACAAAGTTTTATATTAATGAATTGACCACAAATTTACATTTACGATTTTCCACATCTATGAAATTAAACTCGTTATTAATAACATCGGATTTGATGTAACAAAAAAGCCCCACTTTCACAAGTGAGGCTCTCTCTTAGCAATGAAAACACAATTTTTATATGGCTGTTTTTTCTTTTTTGTCTTCTTTTATCATTTCAAGTTCATCTGCTATTGCATCGGTTAGTCCTGAAAGAATTATACCTTGTTTTACGGAGGCTACACCACCTGACACAGCAGCAACTGCAAGATCAACGTCATCTTTTTTGTTGTTAATCATAAATGGCACAACCTCAGTTTCAATTTCGATTGTTTCAGATATTTCTTTCAGTTTTGGATTAATAACTCCGAGCGCATGAATTATAAAATTCAACCTTCTCTGTAGGTACTCTTCAACATCCTCAGCATGGTTGCTTACTGCCATGTGAGCCGACATGAACACATACTTGAAAGACACACCTGAAAATGCATTCCCAACTCCTTTCAGGTTTTCAAATGTTACTCTCGGAGTATTGGTCATTCCGTACATTCTTTCAGTCAGATTATCAAACTCCAATTTTGCCATTTCAGGAGATTGCGACCACGTGAGATAACTAATTTCAGCACCGTCTTCAAGCTGAATGATTTCACTTCCCGTTCCACGTCCCATGATACCTTCTACAACGCCTCGGGCTGCAAGTTTCGGAAAAAAATTGTAATCAAGGCAATCGGCAAAGTTACTTAAGAGTGTTTCAAGCCTTTCCCGCATTGTTTTTATTTTCAAGCAGTAAGGTTCTGGCCTATACATGTATATCACCGGAATTTTATCAAACATGTGTCTAAACTGCTTCTGGAATTCTCCATTTTTGTAGTAAGTGACATGAGTTTTGTCAACCGACATGAACATTGTTACTTTATTTTGTCCGTCCGGATCTGTTGTTTCATATTCTCTGGAAATGACAATGAGATCACCTTCATCATTGAAATATGGATAAAGTTTGTCTCCCCTGAATGGTGACCAAATTGCAACTTTCATTTTTCTATCAGGCATGGATAGTCCAATATAATTCAGAATTTTATTGGTAATTTTCTTCCACCATGTTTTATCTTCCACTGTATACCAATATTCAGCTACTTCTTGTTCTGAAAGCCATGAACGAACAACTTTTTTATTCATGTATTTCATTTTGTTCTGCCTGTATAGCCTCTTTATAGCAGATAGAAATGATTGCTCACTTTCATCTTCACTTTCAAGAATCAGTCTTGGCTCAACTCCTACTGTAAAAGCAGTATGAATGTTTACAATATCTTGCTCAATCGGGATTGCGATTCTGTTTACTTCTTTTTTCTCATATTTGGCTTCCTTAGTGACTCTACCTCTTTCATCTCTGATTTCATCTTCAATCATTACCCTTCGTTTAGGTCTGATTTCTTCATTGAAAACAGAATGTTGTTTTTCATCCCAATCCTTCATCAGCTCAATTGCATTTGGAGCTTTTGTTTTTCTTTTTTTTAATTCATCAAGTCGCTCTTTTGGTTGGAGTTTGTAGATTTCTTCGAGTGTCATTTATGTATAATTTACTGATGGAATTATCATTTTGCTTTATTTCTCTATTTTACAGAAGTGTCATTTTCGAGTGCTTTTACTTACATTTTGTAAACTAATAGAATATGCCTCTGAGGTCTTTTTTCGGTTTAATCCGTATCAGATAGAACCACTCATTCATCATAAACATATCAAGTAAGTCTGGACTACTACCGTTGAGATACTTGTGCTTCATTTCATCTTTTGAGATCAATCTTGCAGGTTCTTCATCACGTCTTGGAGCTTTCTTTATTGCTTTTCTTTCAGCCATAAAACGTTGTTTGACCGTCATTTTGTCGTCATACATTTTGTCGGCCACTTTCTCAGATATATATGATTCACCTCTTTTGGTTCTTTCGCCTGAGTATATGTAACATTGAGTTTTTAGGTTTGCAAACAACCGATTATCTCCGGTGTCTATTGCAGATGACCCATTGTGAAATGGGATTGCTCCCAAAATGAAGCCATTTGATTCGCCACCTATAAAAGCACCAACACCGTCTGCATCATACAATATGTTAGAGTTTTTGACTCTGTGCTTATTTTTAAAATCAATTATTACGTCAATTACGTCTTTGCCAGTGCTTTTTTCGTATAGTTTCAAATCTTCAAGCCTATGACCTTCAAAATAACCAAGAATAAGATAATTTGAACCCTCCATAGCTACGTCAACAATAATTCTCTTTTCGCCTGGCTCAACAAAAGTGTTCGTGAACATATCCCTGAATGAGTAGTAATCATATACGTCATTTTCGTTGATTACCACTTTCCAATTACCTAAAAGTAACCTTCGTTTCTCATCTTCTGATTGGGAGGCTAAGTTTCCGAGATAATCAGGGTTTACTTTCAATAGTTCCTCATTCTGGTAAATAGTACCTCCAATGAATGTCACTGACTTAATGAAATTATCTGCGGTAGTCAATCCTTTTGATTCTTTAATCAAAGGCTCAAGGAAGTAGCTTGCTTTCTCAGCAACCTCTTTTTTGCTATCACCCCATATGTAACTATCACCGTCTCTTACGAAGTACCTAACAACTCCATTCCTCTCAGGTATTGGGAAGCCTGTTTCTTGGTCAATCCACCAACTTATAAATTCTGCAACCCAGCTGTCAGGATCAGGGTTACATGTGGCTCTTACATATGGCTTGATTCCGCATGTGGAGCGATTACGTGACAGCAGATAGAAAAACATATTTTGCGAAAAGTGAGTTAACTCGTCAAAGCATATCAGTGGAATCTCTGAGCCTTGCCAATCGTAAATATTCTTTTCATATTCCAAGTGGGAGAACTTTAATTTTGACTTATCACCAAAAAACCATTCATAAGTACTTCCACGGGGACGTGCATCACTTAGCAAAGTGTATATCTTAGCTGAAGCATCCCATAGACCACCCTCACTTTTTATTTGCGTATATGTTCTTCGAAAAAACACCGCACCGAAACCCTGTACATTCTTATGTCTCAGAGGCTCAAGTAATAGAGCAAATGTTTTTCCTACACCGGCAGCACCTCCGCCAATTACAATATCAGCCGGACTTGATAAGGACATCATTTGGTATCCCTCCTGTGGTCTAATTCTGACTATTTTCGTTTCGGCCATTATCCGGGAGTTCAAATACAGTTATCTGATTTATTTGTTCACCTTTTGAGGTTATATCAAGTTTCTTACCTTCTATAACCGCTTGCTTCCATTCTTCATCATGATTGAAAAGCCATACGGAGAGAGCTTGAATGTTTGGTTGCATTTCGCGCTCAACTTCCTGAATAACTGCTTTTGATTCAGAAACTATCTTTCCGGTACCAAAACAGTTCGGACAGTTAATGTCTTTACCTTTGCAATCGCATTTCCACTCAGCGTAGGAGCGTACAATATCCTTAGTTTTTTTACCACCTAATGCAGTTTTAAGGTAAGTATCACGTACAAGAAGGTTAATCTTTTCACGTCCACGTGCTAATGCTTCGGATATTCCTTTCGCACGCTCAGTTAATTCTCCATTCTCGTCCTTTTCATTCTTTAGCTCACTGAAATATGTAGGGTTTAATGATTCTCCAAAATCGACAACCAAAGCCCTTGCAATATGACGGTCGGTCATACCTTTCATAGCTAATTGCTCTATTGAATCATAGAACTCTTTACTGTTATAATCAAACTTTGGTTTATTTGTATTCATTATTCAATCCTTTCAATCATACCGTCAAACATTTCTCCACTTATCACTTTATCTTCTGAATTAAATCCAAATCTCTTCATGAATGATTCTTTGGCTTCATAGCTTTCAAAACTAAGCATGACAAATGACTGCGTATTGACAGCTGATTCTTCAGCTTCTTTCGCAATCTTTTCTTTTTTAGCTTTTATGTCTGCTTTCTTTTCCTGCTTTTCAATTTCCCTCTCTGCCACTAATGGAGCATTTAATCCCTCGAACTGTTTTGTAAGGTCATTTTCATAATCTGTTTTCAACATAGTGTCGAATCCGATAAGCTTCATATCTTCATCTGTAAGTCCGGCACTTTTATAATCTATTTCAGGTACCAAGTCACGGAGCAAATCAAGTTCAAGTTCACTTCTTGATTGGGTTTGAAATATATTTTGCTCTTTCTCTGTTTTGGTGTCGAGCTGAATCTTTTCTACCTTTATTTCATAATCCGTGTCCGCATTCCCGTTGTATCCGTGAATTATGTCTAAAGCCATAACCCTTTTATGTCCATCAATCAGATTTCCGGTTAATGAGTTCCACACAATACCGCCAAGAAAAGCAACATTTTTGATGTTTTTCTTTATTTGGTTGATTTGCTCTTTGCTGTGGCGTTTTGGGTTATATGCACTATATTTGAGCTGCGAACGCTTTACAAAAACGGTTTCAGATTGTTTTATATGTGTTTCCATGTCTTTCTTTTAATTACTCTATCGATAGTTGAATTATTAACGCTATATTGTTTCGATATTTTAAAGCAGCTTTCTCCATTTGAATGAAGCTCTCTTATTCTTATCACATCTGATTCTGTCAATACTGACTGTTTATTTTCAGAGCCTACAGAAGTATTTATCCCAACACCCATTTTGCCAATTGAATATGCGTGAATGGTATTCTCTGATTTACTCACATACTCTAAATTTGAGATATTGTTATTAGATTTATCTCCGTCAATATGGTTCACAAAATCCTTACCTGAAAGTGGTTTGAGAAATGATTCAGCGACAAGCCTATGTATGTATTTGAATTTAGACTTCCTGTTTGAATCGGTCAAATAAACGTACTTGTATCCTCCCTTATCAGTTGCAGGAGATAATTGTTTACCGTCTATAAAATAGCTCTTATGTTGATTGTTTGTAAGCCTTCTTAAAGACCTAACATTCCCCAAATCACTAACTTCGTACAATCCAGAATACCCAACAACACCCCTCCAATTCTCAATCAATTTACTCATTACTAAAACTGAGATTTAAGTGGAACATTTATCAATACTTCTTGTGAACATTGGCCATTTAGATAATCAAAGGCAATCGCTACAATCGCCCTACCTTGGATAGATTCAACTCCTCCGTAATTCAATTTACGAGATTTCAAAACCTCAATCGACTGACTGTACCCGTTTTTCACGTTGAGATTTTTGTACATATTGATTCTCTTATCTTCGAGCCGTTTTTCGATCAGTTGAATTGTTTCTGCAATTTGATTGTCTGTTGGTATTGGGAGATTTACATTGACCAATTCTGTTGTTTTTGTTTTCTCTTCCATATCAATCTGCAAAAATGGTTGAGCAAATAACCTGAGCTGTGTCTCCGTCGTAATTCAAATGATAATCCATTAGGGTTGGCATTTTCATTTCATCTGCACATTGAATCTCTGTTTTCTTTATTTCTTCCAGCGTGGCCTCGCGAATAGAATCAACTTTTCCTTCTGATATTTCCACCAAATAGCAACCCCGTTGGCCGACGCCGAACACTCGGCGAGTTTCTCGTCTGTCAAAAAGTCTTGCACATATAGAGGCAAATAAGGTTGATCTCTTAAAGCCATAATCTCGATATTGTGGAGGAGAGACGAGCTCCCCTCCGGTTATAAATTCGTTTTTATTCGGACCAATCCTTTTGCTTGATTTCGTGATCCGGGAAGAGATAAGAAAACCATATCTCGATAAACTGTCGGCCGCAATAGTCGGCGAGTTCCTCGCTTTTTAAGCAAAGCCGAGAGCCGATATTCGCACGCGTACTCGAGGGCGTATACGAGAGCACAAAGGCAAAGCCGCAATACGCACCATAAGACGCAGAACCGCCGAGCAAAAGGCCCCGTTGTCTCTTGAGATCGGCCTTTGACTTTCGCTTGATATCCTCCTTTGTGTAGAGGTTAAACCAAGGGTACCAACGATACTCGTCCTCCTTGAGTTGAGGTTTCCAACCCTCATTAAGGGCCTCGATGATCGTCTTTAACTGTATGTAAGCGACCTCGTCGATCGGGATCGAATAAGAGACGAATTTCTCGCCGTTTTCAAGTTCGACGGTCTTGTCGATGTATTTCTCGAGAGGATCCTTTCCGAGGATCTTACAAGCGTCCTTATACGTCTTTACTCTCTCGGTTATCGGACGGGTATCCTCCACGTCCACGAGCGTTAATACGCCGTTGATCCACTCGGCCGACTTGCCCTCCGGGATCTGTATTGTGATTGTATTATTTTTCATTCTTTATTGGCTTTTTTGAGTTTAACTTTCGACTGATTATCCCGATCCTCCGGACTGTGTTATAAGCCTTATTTCGGCCTTTCTTCTTTTGTCCGGAGGAGAGTACCTCCTTGATGATTTCGGAGGATACGGAGAGGAGTCTTACGATCTCCTCTCTGTCTTTGTTCGAGATAATTATCATACGCTTATTTTACAAGGAAACGACGGCTCCCGGGTACTCTTCTTCACTTTTATTTGTTATCGTAATCCCAAAGTATCTTTTCTGACATTGGGAACGCATTTAAAATCTTCTTTAAATCATTTGGGTATTTCTCTCTTAAAAAGAGAAAGCACTCTATATTGAAGCCCACACCGCCCGAAGCTTTATTAGAGTATCTTACCGGCTGTGGTAGCTTTTTGATTTTCATGTAAGACAAAACGTCTTTATTAGTCCAATCTTGGAGTGGGTAAACTTTGCCGTTGTTGATTCCATTTTCGTAAGTATTCAGCATTAATCGCCTATTGAGAGAATCAGCTTTTTTCATTCCAAAAAATGAGTAGTTGCAGCCTGACTTCAACTTAATTGAGTGGTCAATGTCGGCAAGCTTCATTAGCTTGATATTTGGATGTGGGGTACAAAACATTCCACTTTTTAAAATGTAGGTCAAATTCCAATGTGGTACCTGAACTATTTTAATTTTTGGATATTTCGCTTTTGCCCAATTCAGGTAATTGTCTATGTGTTCGAGGTCTCTCACGAAATACATGAACACACATATGATTTCATCAAAATGAGGGTGCATTAAATCAAGTAGCGCAATAGAATCTTTACCAGCTGAGAAAAACAGGATAGCCCGATTAGTTTTTTTTCTAACCGAGCTAATTATTTCGTTGGCTTTTTCTATTGCGCTACTCATAAGACTAACCAGAGGATAAACCAAATGAACGGCGCAAATCGCCATACCTCTGACGTCTGTTGATAAAACGGCCACCTCGACCTACCACGCCACCTGAGCTTGTGCTCGCGGCTCTACGCCCACCTGTAAAATTAGATGTGGCGAATGTTGTTGTTCTCCTCGCTCTTGTTCCGACTCGGCATTAATTTTTAAATTAAACAATAAAACTAACTTCTCTCTAAAACGTTGCCAAGCTTATACACGACCTGAGCCGCTAAATAAGTCTCGCCTTCGTATTCGTATTCGATCTCATTGCCCTCTTCGTCAATGATAATCTCAATTTCTGCTTTTTTGACTTCAACCAATGCGCCTGGACGTTTACCTGTCATTTGGCCTGTATAAAACTGTATTGCATCGTATTTGATTGGCTTTGCCTCAGGTTCTTCGTCTTGTGGCACGTCAGTATATTTCTTGTACTCTTTTTTGCCTACCCAATAAGTAATGTACCTTTGAGCTGTGTTAGGGCGAATCTCTCTTGATTCTGTTTTCTTTGTACCCTCTAAGATTGCATCGAAATGCACTTGTTTGATTGATAATGTCAATACATTCATGTTGCACTTTTTTTAAATTAAATGCTGACTATTCAGCTTTGTTGCGGGTGGGTGAATCGAACACCCGACCTCCAGTAAGTCAAACTGGCAAGCTACCACTGCTCCAACCCGCGATATTTACTTTAACCTATAAACTCATTATAGGCCAACCTGACAACGTC